TTAATACGATCATTTTTGATGAGTTCTTTATACTCTTTGATCGTAAGTTTATCATTTAATGCCATTAATCCTCCGTTGGTTTGATGTACTTTAGTGCCTTATCATCAGTTGTTTCTAATAACTTACCTACCTTATATTCATATCCATCACATCTTTCAACCTCTTCATAATGTTGGCAATGTTCAAAATCTTTTGCAATTCTCTTTGCTTCAGTCTTATTTTCTGCACCAACTGTTACTGAATAATATACAATTTTCTTTGCCTCAAATGTGTAACTGTTTAATAGTTCAGTCATTAGGATTGTCCTCCTTGATTAATAGTTTTGGATCTGGTAAAAGTGCAATTTCAACTAACTCCTCATATAATCCTTCATCTTCATCATAATAATTAATTGTCTCTTTTAACTCACTATCTGTTAATTTACTGTAATCTTCTGTGAGCAAATCTGTTATCCATGCCACCATAGTTTTGGTGTCTAGATTATCAACTTGCAACTCAACAAATGATTCAATTAGTTCATCTTTTTGTTGTGAAGTTAGGTTTTTCATTAATACTCCTCCTGTGGAATGAATGGTAGAAATTTATCATAATTGAAGGTATATCCGCTAATCTTATTATTACCATTATTATTCAAATATGCTTGCATTTCTTCACATAAATGAACAGGATTTAGATCACTGTCATTATCAACATTAATCCGAACTGTGAAAGTTGCTTGTGTCATGATAATACCTCTTGATGTGTTAAACTACCTGCATATTGTGTTTTATTAAGTATGCAGAACTTGTGAATATTAAAGAGTTTATCATAATCTACATCTGACCAATCATCCCACTCAGAAACATAATCAGAGCAGTCAAAATCACCAGTTCCATCTACATTTAGTGGGCAAGATTGAAACTCATAGTTATCATCTACCCAAAAGATTCTACCGAATGTTTCTGATTTATACATTAGAATAGTCCTCCTGATTGATAAATTGTGCTGGCATATATTCGGATGTAACTGAATACTTACAATCCTTAATATATTCCCTTACTTGATAATAAAACTCTTGACGAGATATTATCATTTTCTTTTGAGTATCACCTTTAAATGATAATACTTTGAGCATACGATTGGAGATCAATTTGTTATCCCAAGTTTTAACAGGATAGAAATCAACAACCATATTACCGTCCCTTGATGTAATTTCCATGATGTAATCTCCATAATAAAGTGAATAAAAAAGGAATACGATTACTCGTATTCCCAGAAAGCAGGTTCGCAAACTTTATCAGTTAGAGAACAGTAATCATCGTTGTTAACATTCTCTGGAAGACCCATATCGTTGAAGTATCTTATTATTTCAACGAGTGCAGTTTCTTCTGCTTCGGTGATACGAATGTTGCGAAATGTTGTTGAATCAGACATAATTAGAAAAAAAATAAATGAGGTTTGTGTTAATTATTGGCAAAGATCTTCAAATCTTTGTTGTGCTAATACTTCGGCAGAAAATTGTAACTCTTCCTCATTAAATTGTAGAGGATTGTTGTTAGTTACTTCTGCCAATGCCTCTTCAAATAAATCTTCTAATAGTGTTTCATTTGCGAGAGTTGACATAAATTTGAAATTGAAATTGAACTGAGGAAGTAAACAATCATCCTAACTCGTTTACCGAGTCTAATTAGATTGTTCCCCCTCACTATAAGGACACTTTACTCGCTTCAGTTACAATAACTTACTCAAAGATATTACCATTAAGAATGTTAACATTATTACCACATCATGTGCTTTAGTTCTTATAAAGAATGGTAGACTAATTACGTTAGCAATTAAGTGCATTAATGCACCAATCGTTGCTGATATATGTAAAACAACGAAATACGCAGTTACTATTAAGAATGATCCTAATATTCTGCCTTTAGTATCAATTTCCATTGTATTCATTTTGTTACTTTCATCCACTTAATTGGTCACCTTTTGTTTCTTTCCATAGATACAAATTACCCACAGAATGTGTTAATTTATGTGCAGTATCTAATGCAACATCAAACTCATCAAATGTCCATTTTGGATATTCAACAAATTCAAAACTCGTTGTTAAAAACCATCTCATAATGTGTCCCTTAATGTAGGATTAACTCCTATAACTTTTGCCTTTGGATTTCTATTTTTTGCAGTATCTAGAGCATCTTGTCTATTAACTGCATGAACAGATTCGGTGAATACTTTACCACCAACATACAATTTTACATCCCAAATCATACTATTTCCTCCTCTAATTCTACCTCAAATGTTATCTGAAATTGGTCGGTAAAATCCTGATAATCTAATATCTTAACAGGACAATCGTTTAACCATTCTTGAAACTTTTGATAGTCAGTCATAACAATTAGTCCTCCAAATGTGATTTGATTGTTTATAAGAAAAAAGGGTGATTATCTCAAATAGAGATAACCACCTGCCCAACCTGTAAAACTTGGGTTGTGTAATTGCTCACGTTGATTAATAATTCTCATGTCATATCTTACATATTTTGCAGGAGAATTGTATGATGCAGGTTTGTAAACTTCACCAGTATTCTTATCAACGAAAGCATGAACACTTCCTTCTCTCCATTCATTACGGTCTTGGAATGTATCAAATTCTCGTTGCATAATCTTATAATACTTGCGACCATTCTTGATAACAAAGTTGGTAAGATTAGCAGTACCATTGTTTATACTTTCTAACTGCTGTTTTGACCAGTCAGATGTATAATTTTGGTGCATCCTTATACTGTGTTGTTTGTAATTTTCAGTCAAAGAATCACAGTAAGTTTGAGTCCATTCTAAAACTCTTTCAGGTAATGTTGTTTGAGTCATAAATGAATCAGTAATGCTTACACTATTACAACAGTTTAGACGACCCCCCCCTATTGTAATAAACTAAAGACTAATGGTAATACTACACTAACAGCATTAGTATTAGTATTATTTCCACGATTATTTGCACGAAAAGAATCACTAATGCAAGGTAATTTAACCTTTTCTGATTTTACATAACCACCAACATATTGACCATGTTTGTTATAATAACCAGGAACATATCGTTCATTATACTTATAACGATTACACTGCTCAAATGAACCACCAGTTCTACCAAATGGCATTGCATTAACTGAAGGTGCAAAGATTAATGTTGAAAGTAATAACAATGTTGTAAATTTCATGGTTTTAATGATGTAAACTCCCTATTGATTCATAGGGGATAAGTTAAAATTTGCTCTACTAAATCCCTCCCTATTTACTATTTTATATGTACCAAATTCATTTACTAATACATAACCTTCATGGTCACAATACTCTTCTTCGATATAACATTCAACAAGGTCATTACACGAAATATATGAGAACATATCAAGTTTAATTGTCCACACTAATTTCCATAAACGTAGGACATTTATATCTATTTCATTATGACTTGCAAATGCGTCTAATGTTATATCATCTAACTCAATACCTTCTCGAATACATGTATTTAATTGCCTCTTAATTACCTTGATTTGTTTATCATTAGGGAACTCACATAAAGTTGCAATCTGCTTTGCAAACTGGCACATATTGTTTATATTTTCTCTTTCTTCGTCTATAGTAATAAATGGTCTAAAGAATAGAACATTATCATTACTATTAAGATCTAATCTTGCCCATGTATCTACAACTGCATTGCGTAAATCGTCCTCTGCAAAATATACTGTATGAGGTGCAATTATGATATTCTGAGTTACTACTTCCTCAAAGAAATATGAAATAGTATTAGGTTTATAGCATATATTACCACCAAATCCCATGAAATCACCTTGATAAATCTTATCTGTATGAGGTAAATTATCAAGACAAGAATGTAAAATACGTGCTACATTTCCCTCATGGTTTATATCAATATCTCCATGAGAATGATTGATCTTAATTTTAACTTTATTAAAGACAGATTTAGTGCCTACAAAGAACATTCCATTAGCAGGATTGCGACCCCAAACTATTGCTGGTGCTCCATCAATCTTTGCTGATATTTTACCATTACTGGTGAACCAATCTAATACGGTTAAATCACCATTAAGGACAGAATCTTCAGGGTGTTCTATGTGAATGTTTTTCATAATCTCCTTATTCACTATTGGGACACTTTATCCGACCCCCCTATTTTAACATAAAAAAAATCCCCTTTCGGGGATTGTTAACAATTAAAACTGATTTTTAAGGAGTAGTTTAGCAAAACCCTCAAGATATAAGAAAGGGAGAATAGCAAGACTGAATCCATCTAATTCTCTTAACTTCTCAATCAAAGATTTTGTTGATACTTTTGTCTCCTTAATTTCGGGAGTTGTTGTTACTTCAGTCACAGCAGATTTGGCAGTTCGGGTTACTTTATTTACCCTTCTTGCTGGTTTCGCTGTTACTTTCTTAACTGAAACAACAGTCTCTTTAACAGTTTTAGGTGATGCAGATTTAGCAGTTTTGGTTGCTGAAGAACGTCTGCGAGTTGCCATAAATGCCAAAAAGTTTGATTACACTACAGAAACACTTTACACGACCCCCCCCATTATAAGAATTGTTCTAATGTTCCCTTCCTATTGTTTACTCTTTCTTCTATTAAGTTACCATAATCCTCATGCAATTCGCACCCTATGTAATCCCTACCTAATGATTTTGCTACCATTGCAGTAGTTCCAGATCCCATAAATGGATCTAAAATAATATCATTTTTCTCACTACCTGCTTTAATACAATCTATTATTAAATCAGGTGGAAATACTGCAAAATGAGCACCTCTATATGGTTTATTTGTTATACTCCAAACTGACCTTTTATTCTTCTTTGGATATGATTTAGTGAGTCCAGAATGGGGTTGTAATCCTGTACCTTTATTGTGATATTTTCCTTTAGTTCTATCACGAGTACCCCAATCTTTTGCTGGTTCCTTGATACTTTCATTATCATAATAGTATTTCTTGTTCTTACTTAGTAGGAACAAATATTCATGGGATTTTGTACATCTATCCTTGACACTTTCAGGCATTGGATTAGGTTTATGCCAAATTATATCTTGTCGTAGATACCAACCTGCCGATCTTAGAGCAAACGCTAACATCCAAGGGATGCCAATTAGATCCTTTTCTTTATAATTATCAAGTTTATTTGATCTCTTTGGACTAACAGTTGGTAAGTCCTGATTAGTCTTACTAAGTGTTTGTTTGACGTATGCTTTTCCTGGTCTATAGTTATAATAACTATCACCAATATTCAAGAATAATACACCATCATCATGTAGTATATTCTTTACATCATCAAACACTTTTACCATTTCCTGAATATATTCTTCAGGTGTATTCTCTTGTCCTATTTGATTACTTTCATCACCATAATTACGCAGTCCGTAGTATGGTGGAGATGTAACACACATCTGCACTTTTAC